TCTTGAAATTAGGATATCATTTTATATCTAACAATTCTTTTCATGGTAAATTAAAACCAATGAGTTTTAATATATCATCTTGTAAATCTATTGGTAGACGATCTGTAGCGGCGCTTAAATCAAAACCATAGAGTACTGGTTTCTTACGAGATAATCTCTTAAGAAGAGTACTAAATGGAAAATTTTGATCAAAAGTACCGTCTTGCTCTATACTTCTTAATTTCTTAAAAAGAAATAGATGCAAAGGTTTAAGACAAAGTTGAAATCAGTAAGAAGTTATTGCTATAACTCTTGCTTTTCCAGCTTGGTCATAAACTACACTAAGCCTACCATTAACAAATTTACAATTAATATTGAAAAGAATAGTTAATAGATATAGAGGACCAAATATAACTAAAATTGAAATTAAATATAGGAGTAATCCTATATTCAATCTAAATAATAGAGTCTTTAAGACTAATATCAGTTGCTTTGGAGTATGCAATAATGCAAAAGCATCATTAATACTTCCAAAACCAGATATTACAGTATTTGGACCAGATGCCTCACTTCAGTAAAGTGTACATCTATCGTTCTTATTATAAGCTTTATACAGTTTTAACTCTTTTAATGATTTAATCAATAAAGAACTATCAATAGTTTTAGATAGTCCATTAAAAGGGTCAAGAACAGTATTTAATGAAGGTTTTACCTTAGTAGGAAAAACCCGACTTATAGAAAGAACGGTGATCAATGCTCCAATCATTCTCTTCTTTTCATTAGGATTAACCTTATTAATAAGGATAAAATCTCTAATAAATTTTGGAATAATGACTGGACAGCCTTTACTATCAGTTTTGATAAAGATTGAAAGTGATTTCTCAACCTCTTGTCCGGCTAATAGCCGAACAATTATTCTCAAAACTTCTTTTAAATATTTAAAAGTAAAAGTTCAACCAGATAAAGAGATTAATCTCTTTATTCGATTTAATAGTATTTTGAAGTACTGCCGATATTCGTTAAGGGAATAGGATCACAGCACTAATGATAAATAGGAATTAAATTCCTTAATCCTTATTCAGGATTTATTTTCATTGTGCCTTTTAATATTTAAATGCGTGGCTAGTAAATTAATTAATTTTAGTTTATTAGTAGCGTGTTTAAGATATTAAGTCCATATTCATAATACTGAAATCTCTACCAGGGTGCTAACCCGGCTTTGATACGATTAAGAATTAACTAATCGATATTAGGGGAACATGAACTAGTACAATCATAGTACTATAGACCACCACCATATAATAATTAAATTATATGTTGGGCTCATTTGTTAAAATAACAAAAGACCATGGTTGGGGCTTAGGCCGTTAGTGAAAACACTAGCGCATCTAAGCTAACTTGAATAGAGTCAAAAAGAGACTATAAAACAAGGGTCGCTTGAATGCGAAGTAGTGTTAACC